TTAGTATGTGTCTAGGAGGCAGCCCAAAGACTCCACCACCTGATCCTATTGTAGAGCAGGAAAGAGAGTCTGCTAAAGCAGAAGAGCAAGTTAAAAAAGCTGAAATGAAACAAGAAGCACTTGAAGAAACAGTATCAAGAAAAAGAAAGGGTGTCGGAAGACGTTCTTTATTGAGTGGTTCTGGTGGAGGTATTGGTTTTTATAATCGATATGACACTTAATTATGAACTTTGCTGATATCTATCTAAAAAAATACGAAAAAGCTAAGACTATAAGGCTTCAGTTTGAAGATTTATATGATGAAATCTTTGAGTATTGTTTGCCACAAAGACAAGGGTTTAAAAACTATACCCCTGGGCAAAGACGTGATGATAAGATATTTGACGAAACAGCTACAGTTGGTGTCCAAGAGTTTGCTTCTAGACTGCAATCAGGCTTAGTTCCTAACTTTGCAAGGTGGGCAGACTTTGTAGCAGGTAGTGAAGTGCCTGAAGAAGAAGCTGATACTATTAATAATGAGTTAGATAAGGTTACTGAATATGTTTTTGAAATTATTCAGACTTCAAACTTTGCTCAAGAAATACATGAATGCTTTATAGACTTAGCATTAGGTACGGCTGTTCTTCTTGTTGAAGAAGGTGATGCAGTTAATCCAATAATATTCCATTCTATTCCATTACCACATGTTGTTTTAGATACTGGCCCTAATGGTAGAATTGATCATGTTTATAGGGAAAGAGAAATTAAATCAGAGGATATGATTGTTGCTTATCCTAATGGTGTTTTTTCTGAGAACATGGTTAAGAATATGAAGCATGGTGAGAAGAAATGTAAAGTCCTAGAAGTTTCGTGTCGCATTTATGATGACCCAAATGAAGAGCATTATGCATTTATGGTTATAGATGTTGAAAATAAACATCTTATTTTAAGGGAAGACTTCAAAGGAGTTGGCTCTAATCCATTTATAGCCTTTAGATGGAGCAAAGCAAGTGGAGAAATATATGGTAGAGGCCCTGCCGTAAATGCTTTATCAGCAATAAAAACATGTAACCTTACAATCGAAATGGTTCTTGAGAATGCACAGATGGCTATCTCAGGCATATATCAGATGGATGATGATGGGGTTATTAATACAGATACAATTAATCTTGTCCCAGGGACTGTTATTCCTAAAGCCCCAGGGTCTCAAGGATTACAACCTATAAGATCAGCAGGCTCATTTGATGTTGCTAACTTGGTTCTTAATGATATGAGAAACAATATTAAACGAGCTTTATACAATGATATGTTAGGTGATCCTAACAGAACACCTGCTTCAGCAACTGAAATAGCAGAAAGAATGGCAGACTTATCTAGAAAGATAGGTTCGGCTTTTGGTAGATTGCAAGCTGAAATGGTACAACCAGTATTGCAAAGAATTATATTTTTATTGCGAAAGCAAGGAAGAATTCAAATACCAACTGTAAATGGAAGAGAAGTAAAAATAAAGAGTGTTTCTCCCCTAGCTCAGGCACAGTCAAATCAAGACATAGTTTCCTTTGATAGATTCTTAGAACTTATCCAAGGTAGATTTGGCCCAGAGATATTGAATCTCCTTGTCTCCTCAGAGGAAGCTGCAGTATATTTGGCCAAGAAGTTTGGTGTGCCTGACAACCTTATTCGTGATGTTGGTGAAAGAAAACAGATAGTGGAAATGGCACAGCAAATGCAACAACAAGGAGTAATGGAGAATGTCCAATCACTTAGGGGCTGATGGATTCAAAAGAACAAAAGAAGAAGACTTAAAAATATCACAAGATTTACTAGCTACATTTAATACACCAAGTGGACAAGCTACTTTGCAATATCTAAAATCGGTTACGATTGAAGCAGTAGCAGGTGGTGCAATCTCAAACGAAGAGTTGAGGCATTTAGAGGGGCAACGATACCTTGTTGCTTTAATAGTTAAAAGAATGAAACTAGCAGAAAGGGCAAAAAATGGAAGAACAAACACAACAAGCTGAAGCTCCAGTAGAAGCTCCAGTTGAACAAACAGCACAAGAAGTTGTTAGACCTGAATGGTTACCTGAAAAATTTCAGACACCTGAAGAGTTAGCCAAGTCTTATGGAGAGTTATCAACAAAGATTGGCCAAAAAGAAGACGATATTAAAGAACAAGTAATGAAACAGCTTGAAGAAGAAGCTTATTCAGGTAGGCCTGAAAGTGCAGGTGACTATCAAATACCTGATGTATTGAATGAAGAAGAGGCAGCAACCAACCCATTATTAAAAGAATGGGCAGAATATGCATGGGAAAATGGCTATTCTCAAGAAGAGTTTTCTCATTGGGTTAATAAGTTTGCTGAATATCAAACTGCACAACAGCCTGATCTTGAATCAGTAAAGTCTGAATTAGGTGATAATGCAAATGCAAGAGTTGAAGCAATACAACTTTGGATGAATAAGTTTTTCCCAGATCAAGATATGCAAGAAGCAGTAGCAGAACTTGGAAGTTCAGTTGGTGGAATTAAAGCTTTGGAAAAAGTAATTGAAGCTACCAAAGGAACATCATTAAATACAAATACTGTTACCACTGGACAACTTTCACAAGCAGATATAGAAGCTAAGATGAAAGACCCTCGTTATTGGCAACAAGGAAAACGTGATGAGGCATTTGTTCAAGAGGTAAATAATGATTGGAAACGATTACTCAATACTGGGTAAGTATGGAGATGCTGAGATAGTCAAAGCAAAACTATCTCATGCAGAATATCTTCAACATCATTTAAGAGAAACAGATAGAAGAGAGTGTTTAATTTCTAATTGCACTCCTTGGAAAGCCTTGCTTTATCCATTTAAAACAAAAAAAGCAGAAACATATACAACAATTATAGATGAAAAACCTGCAATGATGTTTGGTGTTGTACCAATAGATGTTGATGTTGCTCGTATTTGGATGCTTTGTTCTGATAAAGTAGAAGAAAAACAAAAGTCTTTTGTAAAATTTAGTTTTGATGTAGTCGAATATTTTCAAAATAAATATTATTTATTGGAAAACATTGTTCCAGTAGAGCATAGAAAAACTATAATATGGCTAGAATATTTAGGTTTTTACATCCATCCAACACCTTTTTTGGTAAATGGTTACAAAGTCTTTCGATTTGTGCGTTGTCAAAAAGAATCTCTAGAGATTATTGTGTAATTATAGACAGCCTATTAACAGCCGATTGCCCGTAAGGATAACAAGTTGAAGCTAGAAGTAGACAACTGTACTGAAAATGTAACTTAACTTAAGGAGACTTAAAATGGCTAATACAATAGATACAGCCTTTATTAAGCAGTTCGAAAGTGAAGTTCACCTTGCTTATCAAAGAATGGGTTCAAAGTTAATGAACACAGTAAGGCAAGTGAACAATGTCAATGGAAGTGTTGTTCGCTTTCAGAAGATCGGTACTGGAACTGCTTCAACTAAATCAAGAAATGGTATGGTAACACCAATGGAACTTGCACATACCACAGTAGAAGCAACATTAAGCGATTATTATGCAGCAGAGTATATTGATAAGCTTGATGAATTAAAGACAAACATAGATGAGAGGCAAGCAATAGCAACAAGTGCTGCTGCTGCTTTAGGAAGAAAGACAGACGAAATTCTTTACTCAGCTATGGACTCAGGTGCTAACTCAACTCAAATACATGATACAAGTTCAGCAGTAGAAAAAGCTGATATCTTAACTGTGTTTGAAACATTTGGTACTGCAAACATTCCTGAAGATGGTGGTAGATATATAGCTATGCATCCAAAAGGTTATGCTGACTTATTCTTAATTAATGAGTTTGCATCATCTGACTTTGTTGGCGATCAAAACTTACCATATGCAGGTGGTATGACAATGAAAGAATTTTTAGGATTCAAGATATTCTCAACATCAGCTATTACAGCAGGTAAGAATATTGCATATCATACAACAGCAGTAGGACTTGGTATTGGTGCAAATGTAACTACAGAGTTAAATTATGTACCAGAGAAAGTATCACACTTAGCAACATCTATGATGTCCATGGGTGCCAGTGTCATTGATGACAATGGTGTTTATGAACTTCTTGATAATAATTAAAGGGAGGTTTTAATGGCTTATAGTGCAACTGGACTTACACGCATGGCAGGTGGTGGTGGCTACAATATGTGGTACTACTCAAGCACAGATGCGTTATCAGTAGTTCGTGCTTCTGGGTATTTTAATGATGCAGCAGGTATGATGAATGTTGGTGACTTAGTTATCGTTTACGATAGCGATGCACCTACAATCGCATTATCAGTTGTGTTATCAAATACTGGTTCTGTCGTTGATATAGCAGATGGAACAGCTATCACAGTTACTGACACAGACTAAGGAGTAGGGGGAGCAATCCCCCTATCTTTATATGACAAGTACAAAGGCAAACTCAGCATTAGATATAGCATCAAGAGCATTAGTTCTTATAGGTGCAGAACCAATAACCTCTTTTGATTCAAGCTCAACTGAGGCTTTAGTTGCTTCTAATATGTACGAAGATACAGTAAGAGCATCTCTTTCAATGTCTAGGTGGAGGTTTGCTACTGAGCAAGCAGTATTAAATCAATTATCAGATGTTCCTACTGGCAGATTTGATATAGCTCATCAACTACCTAGTGATTTATTAGTCCTTCATGCAGTAACAGTTAATGATAATAGAATTGAATACACAATGTATGGAGATAAAATATTTTCTGATAGCACAGCTAATGAAACATTAGTTGCTGATTATACATTTAGAGCAGATGAAGTTAACTTTCCGTCTTACTTTACAATGGCCGTTGAATATTCTTTAGCAAGTATATTTGCTACAGCAATAGCAAGAGATGATGGTCTTATGAATTTAATGGAAAGAAAAGCAAATGTTCTTATGGCACAAGCAAGAAATCTTGACTCACAACAACAAACAACTCGAAGATTAACAACATCAAGGTTTATTACTGATAGGAGGTCTTAGTGGCTAGAGTAAGAGTGCCACAAAATAGCTTTCAATTTGGAGAGATAAGCCCTTCTTTAACTTCAAGAACAGATAGTCCAGTTTATACAAATGCTGCTGAAAGGGTTAGAAACTTTTTTATTAAAGGTGAAGGTGGTGTTTTAAAAAGACCTGGGACAAAGAGGTGGGCAAACTTTGGAACAACCCCATCTTATGATTCATCATTAAGACAAACAGTCCGCATTGAACCATTTATATTTTCTGATGATGAAAAATATATAATAGCATTCAGTAATACTAGAATAGAGATATTTCAAATTAGTCCTACTACTGGTGCTATTTCATCTATACAAACTATTACTGGGCAATCATGGTTAGTTAATACAAGTGCTGCACCTTATCTTGAAGAAATTACATTTACCCAACAAGGTGATGTAATGTTTATTGCTCATAATACTTTTATGGTAAGAAAGCTTGTAAGAACTGGATTGACAACATTTACAGTTGAAACATTTGAATTTGAAACATCTGTAGATGATCAGCATGTTTTTCAGCCATATTATCCATTTCAAGCATTAGGTGTAACTATATCAGCAAGTGCTACAAGTGGTAGTGGTGTTACATTAACAACATCTGCAGATTATTTCACATCAGATCATGTTGGTGTTTATTTGAAGATAGGTAGTGCTGAGTGTGAGATAACTGCGTATACGAATGCAACAACTGTAACAGCTACTATTTATGGAACACTAAGACAGCAATTAGATTTAAATGCATTAAAAACAACTGAAGATAGTTTAGCTATACAAGTAACACATCCATCACATGGTCTGTCTGTAGGTGCGTCTATTGTTATTGATAGAGCAGGAACTGTTGGTGGAATAGGTATATCTAGAATTAATGGTACCAGAACTATCACAGCTATTATAGATGAAAATACATATGAATTTAATACAGAAACAAGCCATGAAGCAAGCTCATCAGAAGATGGTGGCGGAAGGCCAAGGATTGAAACTGGAGCAGCTACTACTGAATGGCAAGAGCAAAGCTATTCATCATTGAGAGGTTTTCCTGCGGCAGTAACTTTTCATCAAAATAGATTGTGGTTTGGTGGAACACTTGCACAACCTGATGGTATTTGGGGATCAAAAACAGGTCAATATTTTAACTTTGATATTGGTGACGCAAGCGATAATGATGCGTTAGATTTAACTGCCAATGTCGGAGAGATATTTTCAATTAGACATTTAGTGTCTAACAGAGATTTGCAGGTGTTTACAACTGGCTCGGAACTCTTTGTCCAAGCCCCTACTGACCGACCAGTTACACCTGCAAATGCTACAATAAGAAGACAGACACCATTTGGTGCAAGCTTTGTTAGACCTACAGTATTTGATGGTGCAACATTGTTTATACAAAAAACTGGTTCAGCATTAAGAGAGTTTTTGTTTTCAGATGCAGAAGCATCTTATACATCTGTGGCAGTATCTTCACTTGCTCCACATTTAATACTTGATCCAGTTCAACAAACGTCAATCAAAGGTGCTTTAAATAGATCGGAAGCTTATGCCTTCTTGTTAAATAATGATGGCACTATAGCTGTATTTTATTCTATTAGAGGAGATAGAAAAGCAGGTTGGACATTATGGGATACACAAGGTAAATGGCATTCTATATGTTCAGTACATGAAAGATTGTTTGTTGTTGCATCAAGAGATGATGGGTCAGGAACAGACAAACTGTTTTTAGAAGAGTTTCAAGTCGATATGCCTATGGATTTTTGTGATAGCTTTACTGGTACTGCTAGTGTTTTTGGAAGTTTAACATCACATTTTTCAAATGGTGCAGTTGTAAAAGCTACATCAGGAAATAATTATTTAGGTGAGTTTACTATAGCAAGTGGAGAAATAGATGCATCAGACACAATAACTGGAGCAACACAAGCATATATTGGGTATGCATTTACTCCAGAGATTAAGTCTTTACCAGTAGATGCAAGTGTTGTAGGTGGCCCTTTAACTGGTGAACCGAGAAAGGTTACTAGGGTTACATTAGATTTAGTATCTACATTATCTGTTTCAGTTAACTCTACTGATTTAATAATACGAAATGTTACAGATGATATGAGTTTGGAACGAACTGCTGTTACTGGCAAGGAAGAGTTCCGTTTATTGGGATATGCAAGAGACCCTAGAGTTACTGTCTCTCAGTCATTCCCATTTGATTTACAAGTAAATGGTATGGTTATGGAGGTGGCATTTTGAATTTAATGATTGCATCTGCCGTTTTTCAAGCTTTTGGGGCAGTTCAAGCAGGAAGAGCAGCCAAAGCAGAAGCTCGTATGCAAAGGCAACAATTAGAAGAGCAAAAGAAAGATGCTCAACTTATTGCTTTACAACAAAGTAATTCAAGAAGAAGAAACTTGCAGGACTTTTTGGCACTAAATGAATCTCTTACTGGTGTTACTGGCAGAGATTTGAGTGATAGATCATTGAGAGCTTTGCAAGAAAGAGCAAGAGAAGCTTCTGATGAAACTGAAGATAGAGCAAGATTGCAGTTCTTAACTGAGCAAAGGCAAAGAGATTTAGGTATTGCTGTTGCAAATATGAGAGCAAAAAATGCAACAAAAACTGCACTAATAAGTGCAACATCTAGCCTTTTATCAGCAGGAGCTAAATATTCAACAGTCGCACCTAAAACTGGAACTGGTTTAGGCAAAGTGGGGTATATTACATAATGGCAGAGTTCTTAACACCAAAACGTAATACATTTATTAATAGACCAGTAGGTGTTGTATCTACTAATACTGGTGGTCAGCAACTAGGTAGAGCTATTCAAGAGGCAGGTGCTAGAGCTACTCAGATGTTTTATGAACAGGCTGTTAAAGAACAGAAGAAAGTTGGTATTGAAACAGTAAGAAAAATGCCATCTGTAATGACAAGGAATGATCAAGGGCAGTTAGAGTTTGAAGCACTGCCTGAGAATTTAAGTGATGTTGCACGTGAAACAGCAACTCCTTATCTTTTCAAAAGATATGCTAATCAATTAGATAGACAAACCAGTGAGCATATTGGCAAGTTATCTCTTGATACAAAAGATTATGCAGAATTTAACTCAAAAGTACAAAGCTATTTAGAAGAGACTGAGAAGCAGTTAAATAATGACAATATAGGTAGAGACCTAATTGGTATGTTTCGTGACTCAGCAAGCAAATTATCGGCACAATATGGCATAAAAAAGTATCAAGATCAGATTAAAGAAGAAGAAGCTAATGCATTAGAAGATTCTTTGTTCTTAGTTGATCGTTATACAAATGATATGGCTATGTTTGTTCGTGAAGGTTTAGATGATAGTGCATCTATGAATAAACAAGAGGCATTAGCTGAACTTGAATTATTAAAAGGTAGAATACCAAAACGTACATATAGTGCTTATATGTCAAGATTAGTTGTTGCTGAAAAAACTGGTATTGTTACTAGGTCAACAAGGGGTATGTCAAAGTTAGAGTTAAACTTAGTTGAAAGAGCTATTGCTGATCAAACATTTGATGGTGTACCAAAGGATTTAAAAGAAAAACTAGAAAAAGCAGGTATAAATAATAGATTTTTTGATGATATGACTGAAGCGGAAATCAATCAAGTAAAGCAAGATGTTGCATCAAGAGCAAGCAATCAATCAACAATAGAAGCTGATTTAGTAAAAAATACAACAGGTGCTAATTATGTAGAACAATCGCAACAAGGTATTGCACCAAACACAGCTGCTGCAAGGGAAGCAATAAATGTTTTGTTTACTGGTTATGAAAAAGCAATAGATTGGGCTACAAACCCTGCTCTTATAAATAATTCTGAGGAACTTAATAAGCTTAGAATATCTAATATTATGCCATCTAATCTTGTGCAAGCTTTAAAACTTATTGAAAACTCATCAACACTTACACCTCAGAATGTAATGTTGATAAATAACTATAGAAAACAATGGCAGTTTGTTGATGGTAAATCAAAAAAATTACCAATAAGTGAGGAATTATCAGCAAAGTTTGAAATATTTGATAAGTTTATGCAATTCTATGGTGTAACTGGAGTAGAGCAAGCCTACAACATGACATTTGTGGATATCCCAGGGGATAAAGCTGCGAAAGAATTTGAAATACAAAGAAAGTTTGGAAACACAGATGTAAAATCACAATCTTTAATTGCAAAAAAAATTGGTGATATAGTTATTGATAATGATTTTAATTCAGAAGCTGTGCCTTTACTAACAACTTTATACAAAGGAATACTACTTAATAAGAATGTATCAGTTGATATGGCTGATGAAATTATTACAAATCTTTATTCTCAAATGTATACAAAAAGCAAATACACATATTCTCATACAACAAGATCAAGTGGAGTAGATTCAAGATTTGCACCAGAAAGATATATGCAAGGTGCTGAGTTAGATAAGTTTATTACTGGAGCAGATGCAAAACTTGCAAGAGCAGGTAAAGATATTAAGTTAGGCGAAAATGCTTTTTTAATTCCTGATCCTAAAAGTGGTGATACTGGTGCATTATATTATGCTGTAGATCAAGGAGGTACTTTAATTCTTGATGCAAACAATCAACCTATTCAGTTAAGAACAAGTAATATTCTACAAAATATTTTAAAAAGCAGATTAAAGCTACAACTTATGATTGATCGTGCAACAGAAAAACAAATAATAAAAGAAAAGAAAGGTTTTGTACCTACAGATGAAGGAGCAACAGTTTCAGGAGAAGGAGTTGTTGGTTCAGGTGTAAAAGATGAAGGTATACAATCTGCTTTTGATAGAATTAAAAGTAGGTTTAAGTAATGGTAGAGTTTAATCCTAGGTTTGGTAAACAAACGATTGTAGGTGCCCCTCTTACAAACTATTCACAAACTGTAAAAGCCGATCCTACATTTGGTGAAAACTT